GATACGCTTTTGGAGAGTGGATGCCTAAATACTTTATTAATTACTTTAGTAAGCCTGGAGACCTTATATATGATCCTTTTATGGGATCGGGTACTACAGCAGTAGCAGCTCATAAATTAGATAGACAATGGATAGGATCAGAAATTAGTAAAAAATATGTAGATATAGCTAATAATAGATTACAACCTATATTAAATCAGACTAAATTATTTTAATGGCTAAAAAACAAAAGACAATATCTAAATTAAAAAAGGAACTAGATAAAATATTTAGCTTATACATTAGACTTAGAGAGGCTACTCCTGAGGGATTAGTGCAATGTTTTACATGCAATAAGGTAAGCCATTATAAATCAGGAATCCATGCAGGACATTTTATTAGCCGATCTAAATTACCTACTAGATTCTCAGAGATAAATGTTCAAAATCAGTGTTATAGATGTAATATACATTTAAGCGGTAATCAGTGGATTTTTGGGAGTAGATTAGATGCTAAGTATGGAGAGGGTACAGCTATGGAGATGGAGGGATTGTCTAGGCAAACTATTAAATTTATGAGATGCGATTATGAGGAGATGATTAAGGACTATAAAGAGAGAGTAAAAAAATTAACAATAGACAGTTAATAAATAATCTATAGTCTATGTAAATCAGAGTCAGATAATTACATATATTTGTCTATGACTACAAAGCCTATATATGTATCTACAGAGCATGAGATACTAATAGAGTCTTATCTAGATACATTATACAGGAATTTAGAGGAGATATCATCTAAGGATAAATATGATGACTTTGTATATATGTCTGATAAAATAATAGAATATCATAATTTTTATAGCGAAACAAAGGAGCCAGGTAATTGGAATGATTTTTTAATGATTATACCTCTGCATTTAGCCTGTATGGTAAATGGATTTTTATTAGGTATAGAGACAGATGATAATAGAAATGATGTAAGGATATATAGAGAGCTATTAGGACAGTTTAATATAAAAATTATAAAAGACCTAAGTACTATAGAGCCTATACATGAATAAAATCTATAAAATAATAGGAGATTTAAGAGATGTATATATAGGTATAGCGTTACAATATACCCGTAAAAAATATGAGGCAGAGGATGCGGTATCTATGTTAATGGAGTACTTTATGCAAATGAATAAAGAGACATTATCTAGGATATATAAATCTGATGGCAGGGATGGATTAATAAAATATGGAGCAGTAGCATTAAGGAGATCATTTACTAGTCCTAGAAGTAAATTTTATTACATATATAAAAGATATGATAAGATTTTAGATGATGGAGGTAATCATAAAAAGCAATTTTATACTGAGGATGAGACAGTATATAATAAAAAGAGAGTAGAGGATATAGCATATAATACAGATATTACAACCTGGTATTATTTTGAGGAGA